CTCTTCAGTATCAAACGCAAACTTAAACTTATTATAATCAGGTATACATTCTTTAAATACTACATCATCTACCTCATAGATAATTTTAAAGTCGTGGCTTTGCTGTACTTGCTTTAAATACTTAACAAATTCTTTTTGCTGTGAAGAAGCTTGTCGCTGAACCTTAACGCACTTAACACCGGTATACCAATTTGGATCTGCAACCATAGCTGTTGTTGATTGTGACATTCCGTCTCCTCTTGCGTTAATTACAGCTTCAGGCCACAATATTCTCCAATGCCCACATCCAGAATAATCCGCAAGATAGTTTATATATCTCGGTAGAGAGTGCTCAACAGGCTGTTGTTGTTGTTGTTGTTGTGGTTGTGAATTTGCATCTAACTGTACCCCGACAATTGGAGAAGCTAAAGGCTGTGGAAAGGGTGATGCGCCAATCATTTTTATATATAGTTTAAATTTCTGTATAATCTACACGTCGTGTAATACCATTTTCCTTTTCTAAGAAAATAACATCTCCAGTGACAGCTTTAATTGATTCTTTTCTATGTGAAATAACTATAGAGCATTCATTTAGCTCTTCTACTCTATCTTGTAAAATTTGTGTTATTAGCTCAATACCCTTTTCATCAAACGAAGAATCAAACAATTCATCATAAATTGCAATATTATATTGAACGCCTCCTTGTAGTCTTCTTATATCTGAAAATGTAAATAAGCATGCCAGGTCAATTGACTTGCGCTCTGCCCCCGAAAAATTAAAATAGGAACAGACCTTATTTTTTTCATTTAAAATTTCTTCTTCAAAATACTCATTAAAGATACAAATGGAATTAGAGTCTAAACGCTTAAGATAGTGTAATAGCTTGCTATTTAGAAGCTCTAGCAGCTTATTTACAATATACGACTTTACACCCTCTTCCGAAACCACATATT